GGACTACAGGCTCCGGCATAGATACACCAAGGAACTCTACTGGTAGAGGCGGGTCTTCTTTGTAGTTATGTGTGGCTGGTACGCGCAGGACACGAACCACGTCCGCAGTGACCGCAGGGTCAGCGAGAAGACCATTATCCGCACAGGCTCTCTTCAGTCGCTCCGCCGCATCAACCCACTGCTCCGCCGAAACTGCTTCGGTCAAGGGCCAGTAGGCATGTACGCCTCGGCCACTATTAACCATAAGAGGTTTAGGCAGGGATAGTTGTTTACAGAAGGAACGCAGCGCGTCTACCGCCAGCTTCTGCGAAGGGTATTCCTTTAGTGGACCGCAGTCCAAGTCGATGAATAGGGACTTTAGCTCGTGCGCGTTAGGGCCTTTGCGCCCTGCGTCTTTAGTCGCCTCTTTGAATGTGCTCAAAGCGAAGTATACGTCGAACCCGTCGGCATCAAACTTCTGCGCTGCACGTTCTACTTCCTCTAGGGTGGCGTAAAACTTTTGCGCGCGGGTGTTGTCTTCTTTACGGGCGGCAAATATGCAGTAGTGCCCTGTGCTACTAAGCAAGCCCCCTAAAAAATCTAATGTGTTCATTGCTGCTGCTCCCAAAAATATGTCGTGGCGGGATCTCGAAAGGGTAAAAACCCGCCACGACTACCTACCGTTTACGTTAGAAGACTGACCCCTCAGTCGTCCCAATCGTCCACGATAGTCGCTAGATCAGCTTCGTTGGAAGAGGGAGCAACCACCTCTTTTTTCTTAGCGACCTTTACTGGTTCAGGTATTTCATCGAACTCAACAGGAGCAGAAGCAGTCACATCCTCGAATATAGAATGGGTAGCGTCTTCATCGAGAGAAAAACCATTTTCCAAACCAAACGGAGAATGCTGTTTCTTATCTGCTAGTGTTATAACCTGCACAGCTTTTAACCGTAAAGATACACCATGAGTGGACATACTGTACGGTACAAGAGTTACCCCCATGTTCACAATACTGCCGTGTGTTAGTTCAAAGTCAGGGGGTAGCCTTCTATTCTTTGAGTCAACTTGTAGAGGTTTTTCGGTAAGCGTACCAGAATACTGACCCTTTAGTTGGGCCGAGCCAATATACTTACCCTCTGCGTCTTTTTCAAACACTTCAGCAGGCTTCGGCATCTCCGGCCAATTCGAGTCCGCCGCTTCCTTGTATGCGACTAACATAGCCGCGTACAATTCCTTCGCTTGTGCGTCGTCCATACGAAACTTGGTTTCGTACTTCGCATTCTCTTCGGTAGGGCCACAAGGCACGGTCTTCCCTTTGGGGGGAACACTCCTATCAAACCTATATGTTTGATTAAGACGTGGATAGTGGGCTTCGACGCCCGTAATTAGTTGCAACTGTTTGGCGACTGCCATTAGTATTCTCCTTTGTTATATTTAAAACCGCTTACTTCTGTAAACGGAGAGTCGTCCCTTGCGGTTTCTAGTTGAACCGGCATGGTCTGTAGCGCAGCTGTACTTGCTGCACAGCTACTTTTCTGTTCGAGCGCCGTCTTGAGTTCTTGTTCACTAAGCGCACGTATGGCCTTGAAAAACAGTTTAGGTGTCACAGACTTTTCGTCAAAACGTACCTGCGTAACCACTTCTAGTGATGAAGTTTTGTGGTTGTGCAAGTACTTAGCGTAACCCTGCATAGACATATCACCTTTCTGGTCTTTACCAAAAATAGATGTAGCGGAGATACGCATCTGATAAACTGTATCCATCTGACCTTCCAATACGATAGCTAGGCGCTGCGAATACCTACAAGCTCGGCCTCCGCCTATGCTTGAACCCCTGATGTTTTGCCGACAGTCCATACAGCGGTTAGCTTGCTTTTGGGCTACAGGAACATCCTTGGAGGGCATCTGCGTATCTACCGACCAACATGTCGGGGCAGATGGGTTCGCTGGATCGTACGAACCTTCATAGTAAGTACGGGCCAACTTTGCGGCGTTTACTATAATTAAATCTAGCGGACCATCACTAACGCTGACGTGCTCGCCGTCAATGGAGTGATGAAAACGTCCACCACGGAGGCTAATCCGATTGGGGCTACCACCACTCCCGAAAGTTGATAGGTCTACCACCAACTACCCCCCTTCCGTTTTTGAGGCTTCTTCTTGCGCCTCTTTTGATACCGCAGTCAAGGCTGCTTCAACGTCAGCTATCCGAAAACGGTAGACTACGCCGAGTCGTATGTAGCTGTCGGCAGGGATTTTCCCTGATCTAATCCACATACGAAGGGTGGATACGGACACTCGGAAGTAGTCCGCTAGCTCGTTAATATTAGCGTATGGCGTTTCGATCTCAGTCATTTTTTCCTCACAGAAATTGTGTACTCAGAGTCCACATTGAGACCCGCCGGTAGTTGGTCGGGGTTCTCCTCAAGGTACTGACGTACATGGGTTTGATTCAGACGCTTCTCGAAAAACTCAGGCAGCTCATGCTCCATGATAAAGGAGTGCATAGATTCCCAGTCGCTTGTCCAGTAACGCTGCTTAACAGTGCGGTAGAACAATCCCGATGCAGTGCGGACACTGTCAACTTCATGTTCTTTGCAATAGTCGAGCAAGGCTAACTTCACCTTGTCCTGCTTTTCACGGAGCTGGCCCTCTTCTTCTTTATATTTGGCACTTAGCTCCGAACGCTTGTCACGTATCTTGGTGTACGTACTGACTAGCTTATCAACTGACACAGTCATATATATTCTCCGTTTTCTCGTGGTATAGCTGTTATATGGTACCTTATGGTAGCTAGTCAAGCACTATGATGACTAGGCGAGCATTATGATAGCTAGTCGAGCATTTCTTTGTACAAATCTATCATAGCGGAGTGTATGTTGATACGCTCGTCTAGCATTTTGTATATGCGTTTTTCTGCAGGGGAGCCAGCGATCTGAATTACCGTACATTTATGCTTCTGTCCGGCGCGGTGGATACGTGCGTTAGCTTGTAGGTACGTCTCCAGAGAAGAGGTTGGACCCCACCACACAATCGTGTTGGCTGCAGTGAGAGTTACACCGTGCGCGGCAGACTGCGGTTGGATCACTAGCACTCTAGGGTCGACTTCGTTTTGGAACCGTGCAAATATCTCTGTGCGTTTAGCTGCGGGGACGTCTCCGCGTATAACCTCGGTCGTGATACCATCTTTGCGTAGCTTTTTCGTAAGCATGTCAATCGTGTGGCGGAACGGCACGAACACCAACACCTTCTGGCTACTCTCGTCGATGGTTTCCTTTAACGCTTGGTAGCGGCTCTTGACGTCGAACTCTATGGAGTCCCCATCGTCGGTGTAAACGGCCCCCGCACTGATTTGCAGTAGCTTGTTCATGTTGATCGCGGCGTTCACGGAAGTCACAGATTCGCCAGCTACTTGCATGAGCATCTGCTTCTTGAGTGTGTTGTAGTACTTCTTCTGCTGTGCGGTCATTTCGACGAAGCGTTTTGTGTACACCATGTCAGGCAGGTCGAGGCATTCTTCTTTCGTGAACCTAATCGCGGGCTGCAGTGCGTGGTGTACCGTATCCTTCGCGGTCTCTTTTGGCTTGTAGGTGAACTGCGTAACCTTGTGCATCACCATGTCCCGCCACGCCCCGTAGAACCTTGGGACAGACAGTGGGTTGACTAACTTAGCCAAGCCATAGGCATCGACAGGACTTTGCGCTGCGGGTGTACCCGTCATCATCCATAGCCAATCATCTTCTTTGATTAGCTTGTTGAGGGTCTTCCATCGTTTTGTCTGCGCGTTCTTGTAGTGCGTAGCTTCATCGACGATGAACAGATCAAACCCACCCGCAGCGATCTCGTCTTTGACAACTTCTACACCGTCATAGTTTATGATTACGAACTCAGCACCGGAGTTGATGATCTTCTTGCGCTTCTCTTTGCCACCATGTGCAACATCAACCGTGCGGTGCATAGCAAAGGAGAACAAGTCGTTGCGCCATGCACTGTCCATGATTGATAGTGGGCAGATAACCAGCACTCGTTTGATCTTGCCTTGGGTCAGCAGGTAGTCCGCCGCCCATATAGCCGATGCAGTTTTCCCTGTGCCCTGCTCATTAAAGCAAAACGACTTCTTGTGCAGTGTCATAAAAGACGCAGTATCTTTCTGGTGCTCGAACGGCTTGTACTGCCCCGTCCATTTGTACCGCTTCGTGATCGGTGACGGTGCATTTATGTTCAACGACCGCAGTGATAAGACTTCGTTGAGCCCCCACTTAACTATAACCTTGTTCATAGGTAGCTCCTTGCTATTGGGGATAGCTGTTGTGATTTGCTTTGGGTTACGTACCCGTAGCATTAGCGCTTTATCCCGCAAAATTTTCATGTTGTTCTCCGTGGTAGTGACTCACTACCGTTTTTTCTTAGGGCTGCTCATAGCGCCACCCGCTGCTCGGTTCTTGCTACGGCTCTGAACGGTTACTCCGTCCTTATTGCTGCCGCCCTTGCTCAACGCTTTTTTGTGGGCAACGTCTTTGCCTTCACGCTTGTCGGCTGTGCCATTCTTGTTGGCGTCTTTGCCTGTCTTATCCATTTTGCGTCTAGCTTTCTGGCGTTCCATTCGGCGTTCATGTTCACCTCGTGCTTTTTGTTGCTCGTACTCTTTCTTGTACGGGCGCGGTTTATTTAC